AAGAAAATTTATAATTTTCCGTTTTTTCCGATTTCAACATGTTATAATAAGTACAAGTAAAATTGTCGCAGTTGGAGAGAAACCAACTCGGAAAGACCAAGCGACAAGGCAACATCTTTATTTAATTATACAATCCAAAGCTAGTTATAGATTTATTTTATAGCTAGTTTTTATTATATTTGCAAAATTAACATAAAAATGGTATAATGTTAACAGAAATTGAATAAATTTAATAAAAAGTGTTGATTTTTAATAATAACTCTAGTATAATATGTATACGAATTAAGAGAGAACAAAAGTTAATATTGTCTATATCTTCCTTAATTCAACAAATAGTTTAAGAAGTTTACTCATGTAAACAGAACAAAAAAATACTAGAGATTGCCGTCTCTAGTATTTTGCTATATGTATTACTCACAAAAACCTTTGAAGATTTTGTAAAGCAATGTTACCACATAGACTTTAACAAATAGCTTTATCCATTTACTCATGTCATCACCTCCTTTGTAGCACATACAAAACAGATAAAACAACAGAACAAAATTATTATACTACGAGTTAGAAAATTAATCAATAAAAACGACAAAAATTGTAATTGAGCTTATCAAACAAGATAGGCTCTTTTATTATGCCAATAACATGCTAGGCACTGTTATATAAATAATCCTTTTATCTTTTGTTTAAATTACCAAGAACTTTCCTAGTAGGTTCTTTTTATATTGCGAGTGGTAGGTATGGTATCTTAGTAGTCTCATAAGCTACTTAAAGTCAGTTCGATTCTGACACTCTGCAACCAAGAAAAAGAAGTACTTTACGCTAAGTGCGTAGATGAAAGCTTTTGCGGAGCTATGCTCACAGAGCGTGGCTCTATTTTTCTAATACAAGCAATATGTAAGACATAGTGCTTTATATAGTGTTTACACTCGCTACTCGAGGTGTAAGAACGAGGGTTTCTCAGCTGGCTAGGGAACTGGGCGAGTTTGGTTTATGCTCGTTGAATATAAACCAATTCATATAAGCGAGGGAAAGCTTATGAAGACTGAAACAATCTACGAAACATATACAAGACAAATATGTAGTAATTGCGAAAACAGAAAAGCAGATTTGTGTAATATAAGAAAAGGTATTAAAGGAACATTAAAATGTGTTTATTACAAGAAGGACAAGCAACAGGAAGGTTATAAAAAGTTTAAAGGCAGAACGGCGAATCAAGGAAAGCCAATTATGAAAAATATATTAAAATAAGAAGGAATTAGTATGCTAGAAGGAAAAGTATTAAAAGATTTTGCCGACAAAGAAAACAATCTAAAACTTTACAAGGCAAATGGCAAAACAAAATTTAAAGCAGAAGATAAAAGATACAAGGAATTAGAAGCAAAAGGATACGTAGAAGAAGGCAAAAAGGTAACAACCAAAAAAAGCAAGTAGGTGGATAGGAGATGGCTAAATATGATTGGAAGCAGTTAGAAAAAGAATATATATTAAGTGATTATAAATCAGTAAAAGCCTTTTTAAGATATAAGAACATCAAAACTACTGGGAATACTAACAAGCAGACTAAAGGTTGGTCAGAAAAAAAGGCAACAAAAGAGCAACAAAAGAGCAACAAAACAGTAGAAAAGGTAATAGAAAAGCAATCCGAAAAAGAAGCACAACAAATAGTAGATATAAAATCAATAGCAAATGATTTAGCACTTAATATAATAAAAGCAAATAGCCAGCTAGAAACCTATATGGTAAAAAAGAAAAAAAAGACCAAAACAGTAAAGTATGATTATAAATCAATGAAGCCAAAAGAGGAAAAAACAACAGAGAACGAAGAAATAGAAACAATGAACGGAATAGTAGACAAGCAAGGGCTTAAAATGTTAGCTTCAGCTTTAAAAGATTTGAATGAAATATTAATCGACAAAAAGGAAAACGATACCAATAATATAAATCAAAACATACAGAATATAGCATATTTAATAAATAACCCTAAAAAAACAAGGACAGAAGATGATTTGAATGAATAAATATAGTCCATTTGATGAAAAGCAAACAGAATATATAAGAAAATGTCAAGCATCATGGTTAAACGTAGCAGAAGGTGGAAAAAGAGGAGCAAAAAATGTAATAAATACACTAGCTTTTTGTATTGCATTAGAAAATCATCCAGATAAACTATTTTTGATAGGTGGTGTATCTATATCAAGCGCAAAGCTAAACATCATAGATTGTGATGGATACGGATTAAGTAATTATTTTGAGGGTAGATGTCACGAAGGAAAGTATAAAAACAAAGATTGTATATATATAAACACATCGTCAGGACAAAAAATCGTCTTAATTAGCGGTGGAGCAAAAGACGGAGACGAAAAATATATCAAAGGTAATACTTATGGAATGGCATATATTACAGAAGCAAATGAATGTCACAAGAAATTCTTAAACGAAGTTATGGACAGAACGTTATCGAGTAGTGACAGAAAAATATTTCATGATTTAAATCCTAAACCACCAGCTCATTGGTATTATACAGAATTTTTAAAATTTCACGAAAAGCAACAAAGCAAAATTAATGGATATGGATACAATTATGGACATTTTAACATATTTAATAATCTATCTGTTAGCAATGAAAAACTAAGAAAAATTTTGACAACATATAATAAAAATAGCATTTGGTATAAAAGAGACATATTAGGAAATAGAATTGCAAGTGCAGGGGTTTTATTTGGAGATATAGCAAATAATAAAGCAAGATATATGATAGACAAAGCAAGAGGAGGATTTATAACTACTGGAGTTGATTTTGGAAAGAATGGCTCTGCACATGCTTTTTGCTCACAGAGGATAGCTAGAAATTTTGACTATATAGATGTGTTAAAAAGCGATGAAGTTGACTGCTCTGAGAATGGAGAAAAAGTTACTGATGATTTAGGGGTAGGAGAGACATTAGCAAGACTTGAAAAAGGTTTTATAAAACATGTTAAATATGTAACAAAAAAATGGGGAAGCATTCAAGTCATATTTTGTGATAATGCTGAACCAGAACTGATGGAATTTTTAAGAAAAGCATTAATAAAAAATGGCTTATATATACCTATTATAGGTAGTATAAAAATCGAAATATCTAGCCGTATACACTTGTGGGGAGTTCTTCTAATGCAAGATAGAATAAGATTTGTAAAAAATGAGACAGAAGAAATAGTAAAGGGTTTACAAGAAGCTACACAAGACGAAGAAGCAGAAGATGACAGATATTTAGATGATGGAACTTCTGATATAGATATATTGGATGCAAATAATTATGGAATAGAAAAATGGTACAAGCAATTACTAAGAATGGGAGGATAAAATGCGAGTTATATTCGAGTTTTTAGAAAAGAGAGGGTATAATAACATTTCGCAAAGTTATTATTCGCATATAGATAAATGGATTAATATATGGCAAGGCAAAGCTGAATGGTTAAAAATTGAAACTGTTGATAACAACCCATATCCGATGTATTCGTTAGGGATGGCAAAAAGAGTATGTGAAGACTTGGCAAGCACAATAACAAGTGAGCCGTTTACAATAACTGCCAAAAAAGACAATATCCTCTTACAAGAAATCTTAACAAAAGCTAAAGTGCTAAAAAAATTGCCTACAGCAATTGAAATCATGGGATACAGCGGAACGGTAGGAACGGTTGCTAGAATAAAAAATGCCACTATCGTAAAAAAAGATGGCTTGCTTACTTTAGCTAAAACAGATAAAACAAGAATACAAACAATTGATGTTAAAGCCAATCAAATAATTCCACTTACAATAGAAGACGGAGAGGTTATTGATTGTGCGATTGTTAGCGAACAAAAAAGATTAATAAACAATAAAATAAAAGATGTTTATTATTTGGAATTGCACGAACTAAAAGAAAAAGGTTATCAAATAACAAATAAATTCTTTATAAAAGAAGATGGAACAGAGATAGAGACAGAGGGAGTAGTAAACACCTATAATACTCTATCAAATGTTTCATTGTTTAGTTTAGGAAGAATAAATAGAGTAAATCCAATATCTGACAACAATGGACTTGGAATAGCTTTGTTCGGAGATAGCATAGATCAATTAACAATATTAGATTTAGTTTATAACAATTTTGGAATGGATTTTAAATTAGGACAAAAGTTGTTGTTGATAAACAAGAAATTAACAAGGATAGAAACAGAAGAATACACAGATAAGGAAGGAAATATAAAAACTAGAGAACGTGTAGTTTATCCATCGGATATAAGAAAACAGCAATTCATGGAAGTTGGAAATGGAATACTAGATGATGGAAACGAAAAGCCGTACATATTTGAGTACAATCCAGATTTGAGAGTTGGAGACAATAAAGAAGGAGTACAATTTGCATTAGATAACTTATCATTTAAAGTAGGATTTGGTACACATTATTATTCTTTTGAAAATGGTAATATTAGGACTGCAACAGAAGCGATATTATCAAATAAAGACTTTGTAAACAATGGAAGAAAAAACAGAGAAGCTGTTAATGAATATTTAATCAGAATATGTAGGGCATTATTGTTATGCGAAAAAATGCTAGGAAATACTAAAATAGACGAAAATCAAAAAATAGAAATAGCTGATGTTGATGGTTTTTTAGAAGATGATAGTACCATAAGACAAAAGGCAAAAGAAGACGTATCAATGGGATTAATTAGCAAAAAAAGGTATTTGATGAAAGTATATGGAATGAGTGAAAAAGAAGCATTGGAAGAATTAAAATCTATAGACAAAGAGGATAAAATATCAAGTATAGATATTAAGGAGGAGTAATATGTTGTCTCCAGAATATCTTAATTTAATCGAATTTAACGATGTTGTGGAACTATACAATAAACTAAATATAGAGATAACAGCAGATATTATTAATAGAGTAGCACAAATGCAAGATATCACAGAAACTAGTAAAAAACAATTAGAAATATTAAAGCAAACTAACGGTACAGAAATATTTAACAAAGCATTGGAAGAAACCTCTATGTTAACGGCAGAAACTAAAAAAGCTTTAAGGTTATTGTTTGAAGATATGGCAAAAGAGGATATAGAGGGATATAAAGAATTGTATCAATATAAAAATAAACCTTTTAAGTTAAGTGAAACACAGTATAAGATTTTAAATGAAGGATTAAAAGCAACAAACAGGACATTAAAGAATTTTACAAGTATAATAGCGTTTCAAAGTCAACAAGCATATGTAAATACTATTGATAGTGCTTATATGAAAGTAGCAAGTGGTGCTTTTGATTATGCAACAGCAATTCATACAGCTTGCCAAAAATTAGCTGATAAGGGAATTACATTGAAAGATAAACTAGGAAGAAATGTGCAATTAGAGGTAGCTGTTAGAAGAAATGTTATGTCAGGAATACAGCATACAGCAAATAATATCAACAGAGACGTAGAAGAATATTTAGGTTGCAATGGATATGAGGTAACAGCACATTTGGGGGCTAGACCAACTCATGCCGAAGAACAAGGAAAGCAATTTGCAATAAGCAAAGAAAATGCTAGCAAGTATGGTGTAGGTCTATGGTCAGATGTGGCTGACTTATGGGAAGAATACAATTGTAGACATACATACTTTGGCATTATATTAGGAGTTTCAGAAGCAAAACATACAGACAAGGAATTGAAGGAATTTAAAGAAGCGACTGTAAAATGGAAAGGTAAGGAGCTTCCATATTACGAGGCAACACAAAAGCAAAGACAATTGGAAAACGCAATAAGAAAACAAAAGAGGACAGTTCAGACCTTAGAAAAAGCAAATTTGGATTCAAAAGCAGAAAAAAGTCAATTGGCAAAACTACAAAAGAAGTATAAAGACTTTTGCAAGGAGATAGGCTTAGAGAAGGATTATCAAAGATTGCAAATTACAAAAGCAATTAAATAGTTATTAACTTTTTAAAATATATACAAGAAGCTGACGAGCTTCTTTTTTATTGTCTTTTACTTGTTAGACATTAAAGAAATCAAGGCGTGGGAATTACTTTGTTACCCAAAATAAAAAATGGAGGTTTAAAAATTATGAAAGATGAAGAAACAAAACCAGTTACTCGGAACTGAAGGAAAAACTGAGGAGACAGTTACAAAACCTATTGAAGAAATCAAAAAAGAAGTTGAAGAAATCAAAAAAGAAGATGTAAAGACTTTTACACAAGAAGAAGTCAACGCAATATTAACAAAAGAAAAAAAGAAAATGCCATCAAAGGAAGAACTAAAAGCTTTTAAAGATTGGCAAGAAACGCAAAAAACAGCAGAACAAAAGCAAGAAGAGAAAGAAACAGAATATAAAAACACATTATCTAAAAACCAAGATTTAGAAAAAGAAAACCAAACACTAAAAGCAGGGGTTAATATAGAAGATTTAGATTATGTTATATTCAAGGTTTCAAAAATGGATGGCGAGTTTAATGAAAACTTAGAAAGCTTTTTGACAGACAATCCAAAATATACAGCTTCTAACAGCGAAAATGTAACTAAAACGATAGATTTAGGTGGAGAACATAAAGAAACAAATACACCAGATTTATCAAAAATGTCTTATGAAGAATATAAGGCATATAGAAAAAACAATAAATAAAGGAGAGATAAAGAATGGGAAACACAATATTAACACCAGATATAATTGCAAAAGAAGCATTAATGCAATTAGAAAGTAATTTAGTAATGGCAGGATTAGTCCACAGAGATTATTCAAAAGAATTTGTAAATGTAGGTGATACAATTACAATTAAAAAGCCTGCAAAATTCACAGCAAAGAACTTTTTAGGACAAGTTGAAGAACAAGAATTATCAGAAGGAAAAACGACGGTAAAAATGGACAGATATAGAGATATAACTGTACCAATTACTTCAAAAGAAATGACACTCGATATAAGTGATTTTTCTGAACAAGTAGTAAAACCAGCTATGTCTGCAATAGCAGAGGCAGTTGACGAAGATATTTTAGCAGTAGGTATTCAAAATGCTGGAAATAAAGTAGAAATTTCAAAAACACCAGAAATAAAAGATTTAGCTAACATAGGAAAAGCTTTTGACAAGAAAAAAGCTCCTAGAGACAATATGAGAAATCTAGTTTTAGGAGTAGACGCATTATATAAGTACAATACATTAACAGAATTTACAGATTTATCACAGAGTGGTTCAAGTGAAGCCTTGAGAGATGCAACAATTGGAAAAGCATTTACAATAAACACATATATGAGCCAAAATGTTCCAGCAAGTGTAGCTGAGACAGTAGGTACTGTTACAGCATTAAAAGTAACAGGTACAAAAGGAGAAAAACAATTTACAGCATCAAACGTAACACCTACAACAGGAAAACTTTCTGTAGGAGACAAAATTATAGTTAATGGTTATATTTATACAGTATCAGAATTGGCAACTGCTTCAAGTGGTTCTGCAACTGTGAAAGTAGACGAAAAAATAGTAGAAACTATATCTGAAGCTGTAGATGCAATGCCAGTCATTAAAGAACATTCACTAGGTTTCCACAGAAATGGATTAGCATTAGTAACTAGAGCTTTGGAATTACCAGCAGGAGCCTCTAAGGCTGCAATAGCTAGTGCAAATGGATTGGCTGTAAGAGTAGTTTATGGATATGACCAAGACACTAAAACAGATAAAATTTCATTTGACATAATCTATGGAGTAAAAGATTTGAACGATGACTTATTAGTAGATTTCGCATAAGAATAGGAGTGGATAATATGGTATATGCAGACTATAAATATTATAAAGACGAATATTTTGGAACATTACCAGAAGACTCTTTTAATTCACAGATTTTAAAAGCAAGTAGGGAAATTGATAGGAATGTCAATACTAGACTAACGCAGGATGTTATTGACAATTTGCAAGAAGAAGCACAAGAACAGTTGAGATATACTGCTTGTGCTTTAATTGATTTGATGGTTAAAAAGCAGGAGAGCGAAAACAAAAAATTAAGTTCTATCTCGATTGATGGGGTTAAAAAAAGCTTTAAAACAATATCGAATGAAGAATATTCAAAATCGAAGAAAGATATTTTAAGTTTTTTACCAGATGAGCTAACAAGATACTTGTAGGAGGGATATTATGTCAGATTTTCCAACAAGAAAAATAACAATTTACCATAAAAACGATAATAAGTGGGATAGATATGTTGTAGAAGCTAGTTATAGAAATAATTCTATATTAAATCACAATAGAAATGGTTTTAATTCAACTGACGATGTTGTTATAAGGATTTTTGATGCCAAAGAACATAACGTGTCTTGGTTTGTTCAAAAAGGCGATGTGATTGTAAATAAAGAAGTTGAAGATGAAATAGAAGGAAACACACCAATCACACAATTAAGTAATAAATATGGCAAAGATAATGTTCACAAAGTTAATTCTATGAATAATTTAACTTTTCAAGATGAAGATATAGAAGAATTAAATCATATAAAATTGGGGTGCGTGTAATGGCTTTCATAATAAAAACAAAATCTCTTCAAACTATTTACAAAAGTTTGGGATTAGAAGAAAAGGGAAAAGTTCAAGCTTTTCTTGACAAAACTACGGCTGAATATTTACAAAAATATGTTTCTCGAAAAAGTGGAGTTCAAGAAAAATCAATCCCAATCGCTTCAAAGTATGGTAATGGAAGAATAACAATAAATGTTCCTTATGCTCGCTTTCAAGCAGAAGGAAAAGCTATGGTAGGTATAAAAAGTCGTAGTGCTTGGGCAAAAAAAGGCGAAAGAAAGGTAGTTACAGGCAAAACACTAAAATATCATAGCGAAAAATTAAGAGGGGCACATCCTTTTGAGAGAATGAAGGCAGATAAAAGAGATATTATATTATATCAAACAGCAAAAGAAGCAAGGAGGATTTCAGGTGGATAAAATAATAAGCGAATGGTTATTACAATATGACAAAATAAAAGAAATAGCAGAAATGATACATACAGAGGAACTTCCAGATGAAGCAGAAACGCTTGCTTTACAGAGAAGCGGTGTAGAAGATTTGCCTTTGAAATATATTAATGATAAAGGCTGGTATAGACAATATCAATATGTATTGCTGTTAAAATCAAATAGTGAAAATGATTTACAAAGATTGGACAACCTTGATTGGTTGGACGACTTAAGTAACTGGATACATCAAAAGAATATTTCTAGAGATTATCCAAAATTAAAAAATATGAAAGTAAAACAAGTAAGCTGTGCTAATGCCGTAACTTATGAGACTAGCGAAGATGGTTCAATAAGTACGTATTATCTACAGCTTTATTTTAATGTAAAAGGAGGAAATTAAAAAAATGGAAGGTACTTTAAAAGATATAATGGAATATGACGAAGCACATTATTTCAAGATTAAAGAGGAAATTGTACTTGGTGGTGTCATTACAGAGATGACAGAAAACTCAAATCCAACAGAAAGCGAGAAACAATATATACATCAAAAGTCAAAAGTTGTAAAAAATACAGGTTTTTCAAACGAATTTCCAATCACAATGGATATGGTAAAAGGAGATAAGGTGTTTGACTATATGTATGATTTATTTTACAGAAGAAAGGTTGGCTCTGATTTAGATATAGAACATTATATTGTAAATCTATGGGAGCCAGTCGTAGAGCAAAACGATACATATAAAGCAAGAAAAATAGTTCAAACATGTTCTATTACTGAATGTAATGGTGCTGCCGGAGAACAAAAACAAATTACAGGTTCGCTAAAAGGTGGAGATTTTGTTTACGGTACATTTAATACACAAACAAAAACATTTACAGAAGAAGCATAAATATTAGGTGAATATTAAATATAATCATATTAGAAAGGATAAAAAAATGGAAGAGAATAAAAGATTAAAATTCGGTTATGAGGATACAGATAAGAGTATAGAAATTGATTTGTATGGAATAGTATTTAAGATTGAGAATTTGGATAGTTTAGAAGAGTTAGAGAATTTAGATAAAGAAGATAGTAATGTAATAGAAGCACAATTGGAAAAGATTTTAGGAGAAGGTTCTATTGAAAAAATAAATGATAAAAGAGCTAGTGATGGATATAAGAAACTGGATTTAAATATCGAATTAAATATATTAGGTTGCATATTTGAGACATATGCCAAATCAACAGCAAATAATGTATTAGGAAGAGTTGTAAAAGCGGTTGGAAATATAAATAATGATATGAAAGCAAAAAATATAATAAATAACTCAAACAGAGAACAAAGAAGAAATTATAACAGAAATCAATATAGAGGAAGAAGAAACTATAGGAGATATTAATATGATTATGTTTAATAAGCTACCTCATTTTGTTATTTTACAAGGGAAAAAATATAGAATAAATGTAGACTTTAGAAACATGATATCTTTTGAAAATAAAGTAGAAGATAAAACTATTGATAAAGCAAAAAAAATAGAGCATGGATTAAGATGTTTTTATTTTGATTTTTTTTATTTAGAAGATTATCTGAAATTATTACATAATCCACAAGTATATCAAGAAGCATGTGATAAATTAATATGGTTTTATAAGTGCGGTAGAGACAATTATCACAAAACGACTGGAAAAGGAAAAGGGCAAAACAAACAAATTTATAGCTATAAATTTGACGATGAATACATATACGGAGCTTTTTATGAGCAATATGGAATAGATTTAGCTTATGACAAAGTACACTGGTGGAAATTCAAGTCTCTACTAAAATCATTAAAAGACGACACAGAATTTGTAAAGATAAAAAGTTATAGATCATATACTGGAAAAGATGAAAATAGACTAAAACTTAAAGAATATTGGGAATTACCACTATCACTTGAAGAACAAAATAGGTTGAACCAAATATACGAAACTTTAAAATAATTATGTTTTTTCGACAAGTTTCGACATAAAAAACAACAAGAAAGTGTTATTATCTCTTTATAATAAATAAAAGGAGGAATACTTATGTCAGATAACTTAAGTGAAAAAAAGCCAATTTATAAGAAAGTATGGTTTTGGATTTTAGTAATAATTATACTTATTATTATAGCTTCAATGTTAGGAGGAAATAACAACACAAGTGATACACAAGAGGTAAGCTCTAATAAGAATGAAACTACGGAAAAAACTTTAAATGCTGGAGAAATATGGACAGTAGATAATCAATGGAATTTAACAATAAATTCTGTCACAGCTACAGAAACAAGAAACGAATTTTCAGACAAGACACCAAATCAGGTTGTATTAATTGAATATAGTTATGAAAATTTAGGATATGAGGACAAGAACGGGATTATGGATGGACTATATTTTGATTTAGGACCAGGAATTGACACAAATATAGTAGATGGAAACGGAGAAGTTGCTTATTCTTATCCAGGAAATGTAACGACGCATCCACAGCAAACTCCAGTTGGAGCAAAATGCGTAAATGCACAATCTTGTATTGGTTTAAACAATAAAAGTGATACTATTACAATAAACATTAAAAAGTATGATAGCAATGGAAAACAACAAAAAGTTAAATACGTTTTAAATGTTAATTAATAAAAAAGATATCATAACACTTACAGAGATGTAGGTGTTTTTTATTTTGTATACATTAGAAAGGATAAAATAATGGCAGTAGCAGGAAGTTTGACTTACGATACAAAAATAGATAAAAGTGGATTTGAAAATGGATTAAATTCATTAAAAGGTTCAACTGATAAAGCAATGAATAAAATAAAAACAGCGGTTACAGCTGTTGCAACGTCAATGGTTGCATTAGGTGGTTATGCAATAAAAGTCGGAAGCGATTTTGAAGCAGGAATGTCAAAGGTACAAGCAATTTCTGGTGCAACAAAAGAAGAAATGGCGCAATTGACAGAAAAAGCAAAAGAAATGGGTTCCAAAACAAAATTTAGTGCAATTGAATCAGCAGAAGCATTTCAGTACATGGCTATGGCTGGCTGGAAAACTGGAGATATGTTGGATGGTATTGAAGGACTTATGAATTTAGCAGCGGCATCAGGAGAAGATTTAGCGAGTGTTTCTGATATTGTAACAGATGCATTAACAGCCTTCGGATTAAAAGCCAAAGATAGTGCACATTTTGCAGATGTTTTAGCAAAAGCAAGTTCAAACTCAAATACAAATGTAAGACTGATGGGAGCAACATTCAAATATGTAGCTCCTATCGCTGGTTCTATGAAGTATAGTATAGAAGATACAGCAGTAGCAATTGGTCTTATGGCTAATGCTGGGATAAAAGGAGAACAAGCAGGAACTGCATTGAGGTCAATGTTGACCAGACTTGTAAAACCACCAAAGGAAGCAGCAACGGCTTTAGATGCATTAAATATATCAGCAACTAATTCAGATGGCACAATGAAACCGCTGTCTGAAACATTACAAGAATTACGAAAAAAATTCGCAACTTTAGACGATAGTCAAAAAGCAGCATATGCAAGTTCAATAGCAGGAACAGAAGCTATGTCTGGAATGCTTGCTATAGTAAATGCAAGTGATGATGATTTTAATAAGCTAACCGAATCAATTAATAATGCAGATGGTGCTTCTAAAGAAATGGCAGACACAATGAATAATAACTTAAAAGGAGCTGTTACTTTATTTAAAAGCAATCTAGAAAGTTTAGGAATAGAAATATACAACCAAATAAAAGAACCATTAACAAGAATAGTAAAAACGGCAACAGAAATATTAAGTAAAATAACAGAAAAATTACCAACAATAATTTCTGCAATAAAGAAAATAGCCCCAACAATATTAGTAGCAATTTCAGCATTTACAGCGTATAAAGCAGCATTGTTAGCAATTCAAGCAATTCAGTTCGTTCAAGGCATACTAGGAACTGTATCAGCTTTTATATCGTTAATTCCGGCAATAAAGAGCGTAAAAGATGCAATGCTTTTACTTAATATGGCTTTTTCAGCAAATCCAGTCGGCTTGATTGTAGGGGCGATAGCAGGATTGATTGCAATTTTAGTAGTTCTGTATAACAAATCAGAGACATTTAGAAATTCAGTAAATAAGGCTTTTGAAACAATTAAAAAATCAATTACTAAAGCATGGGAAAAAATAAAACCATCTCTAGAAAAATTAGGAGAAAGTTTTGGAAATTTATTAGAAAAATTGAAACCAGCTGGAGATTTTTTAACTAATGTTTTAGGAAAAGCTTTTGAATTTTTAGGAAATACAATTTCTTTCATCGTAGATATATTGGCAACAGTAATAACAGCATTTGTTGATTTTAATAATTTTCTAATTAATTTTTGGACTCAAGCAGTACCAAACGCAATTCAAAGTTTTGTTGATTTTATGAGCCAGTTACCACAAAAAATTTGGGGATTTTTAGTAAATGGTTGGAATAGTATAGTAGCATTTTTTACAGAGACTATTCCTCAATGGATACAAAGTATAATAGATTGGTTTGCCCAACTACCCTATATGATAGGCTATCATATAGGAGAAATATTAGGAAGCATTATTCAATTTGGAATGAATGTTGGAAATTGGATAACAACTGAATTACCCCAAATAATACAAAGTATAATAGACTGGTTTGCAAAATTACCTGGCAGAATAATGGAATGGTTGTGCAAAGTAGTAAGTAATATTACCGCTTGGGGGCAAAACACATACCGTACAGCAATAAGCTGGATTTCTAATACAATTAACGGAATAATAAATTGGTTTTCTCAACTTCCTGGAAAAGTTTGGTGTTGGCTTGTAAATACAATTAATAATGTTATTAACTGGGGACAAGATATGGCAAATAAGGGTAAGGAAGGAGCAGAAAATTTATTTAATAATATTGTAAACACAGTAAAAGAACTTCCAGGAAAAATGTTGGAAATCGGAAAAAATATTGTTATAGGTATTTGGAATGGTATTACAGGTATGGGAGATTGGTTTAGAGGTCAAGTGACTGGATTTTTTTCAGGAATTGTAGATGGTGCTAAAAATTCCTTAGGGATCCATTCTCCATCAAGAGTTTTTAGAGATGAGGTAGGTAAGTTTATTCCACAAGGTATAGCAGTAGGAATTGAGGCAGATACAGACAAAGCTATAAAAGCATTAGATGATATGAATGATGAAATAATGTATGAAATGCAAAATGCAGTAGCAATAGAGACTGGTTCAATAAATGCAAAAGCAATTCTACAATCCAATAAAGAACAACCGATAGTAATAGCAAGAGACCATACAATCCATATAGACAACACACAACAATTTTACTCTAAAAACCCAACTCCATACGAAGAACAAAAACAAGCAAAACAACAACTAAGGAGGCTAGCTTATGGACTATAAACACAACTTAGTATTTAAAAGTAACAAAAAAGAATTAACTATGAATAGTAAATCTGACATACATCTAATAGATATATCAGGAATAGAAGCTAGTACATATACTATAAACACAGCAAGTTCTGAACAGGATGGAGCAACGCCAACATCGACAAAAGTAGAGCCTAGAGAGATTACAATAACAGGAGACATTGAAAAAAACGACAAAGAAGAAGAAAACAGAGACTATTTAATTAGATTTTTTAATCCACATACAGAAGGCGAGATGTTTATAACAAGAAATAATATATCAAGGAAGATATCATACAAGGTATCTTCCTTTGATTTTGTAACTAACAAAATGTACGAGTGGATAGATTTTACAATAGTTTTAGAATGTGTGGAAGATCCTTATTTTTCGGATGCTAAAAACAGAGGTAATTATTTAACTTTAATAAGTCCTCAGTTTACTTTTCCGCTTGCGATATCTACTGTAAAAGGTAGATCAATGGGATATAAAATGTTTAAGCCAGTTATGCCGCTTGTAAATGATGGAGATAAAGAAACAGGAATAGAAATAATAACCACGGCCAAACGAGGAAAAGTGGATAATTTAAAGTTTGTTTTAAACAACAAAGACTATATAAAGCTAAACAATGTAACATTAAAGCAATGGGACGTACTTAAGATAAACACAAATCCACGTAAGAAATCTGTAACTTTAAATGGTGAAAACATTATAAACAAAATTGACAGAGGAAGTACATTCTTTAATTTAAGAATAGGGAAAAACATTCTAAAGTATGAGTGCGATGATGGAAGTACGAATGTGGATATAGATGTACAATTTTATAGAAAGTATTTAGGTATATAGCATGGAATTATTATTATTAGACAAACAGTTTCAAATATGCGGAATAGTAGATGATTTTTCTAGTTTAGTTTGGAATAGAAAGTACTACGAATGTGGCAATTTTAGCTTGCAGACAAGTATAAACAATCTACAGCAATTCAAAAATGCTAAATATGTATATTCTAAAGAGTTTGAAGAAACAGCTATGCTAGAAACATTTGTCTTCAAAAATACAACACAAGGATTAGAAATAAACAGAACTGGAAGGTTTTTAGAAAGTATATTGGCAGATAGGGTAATAGATAACACACAATATTTTACAAATATGATTACAGAAGATATTGTGCGTAGTCTAGTAAATACTTTTTGTATAAAAGCTGGAGTAAGAACAATATCAAAATTAACTCTAGGAAAACGCAAAGGACTAGGAAAAAAACGTACAATGCAAATGACAGGAGACAATCTTTTAGATAAAATTTATGAACTTTGTAAAGAAGATGAGCTAAGCATAAAGCTTTGGTATGATTTTGATAACAACAAAATGGTATTCGAGGTATGGCAAGGACTAGATAGAAGGGATACACAAAACACAAATACATGGGCAATATTTTCTCGAAATTTTGAAAACATACTAGAAGATGAATATTCAACAGACACAACAAAATACTGTAATTTTGCTTATGTAGCTGGAGAAGTAGATGAGGAAGTAGGAACAAATGAAGATGGCACAACAAAGAATACTAAAAGGCGTATTGTAACAACAGTAGACAGAGTAAAAGAGGGAGAAGAACGAAAAGAACTGTATGTAGACGCAAGAGACTTGCAATCAGAAAAAACAGATGATGAGGGAAATACAACTAAAATACCAGAGGCAGAATACATACAAATGCTTAAAGAAAGAGGAATTGAAAAACTTAATGAATGCAATAAGGTGAAAACATCTAATTTTAATATAGACCCTTTGTCTAATTTAGAATGCAAAAAAGATTTTGACTTAGGAGATAAGGTTGTATATAAAAATGACGAACTAGGATTTAATATAGAAAATAGGATTGTAGAAATTACAGAAAGCTACGAAAATGGCGAAAAGACAATAGAAGCAACTTTTGGAGAAGATTATAACGTTAAAAAGGTAAAGGAGGTAATATAAGTTGAGAAGTGGATTTTTTAACAGTGAAATAATAGATTATGATGCTGAAGGTATGCCAGTATTTGATAGAGCCGAAGAGGCTTCTTTTTTTGCAAAATATTTTAGTCAATTTATTTCAAATGGTGTATTTCCCAATCCTTCAACTAATATGCAAGTATTGGCAACAGAGGGAATGAAGGTAAAAGTAAATATAGGAGTATGTTACATAAATGGATACATGGGATGGGTAGAAACGCCAGAAATCTTTGAAATAGAAGAAAGCGATTTACAGGCAAGAATTGACAGAATAGTTGCTAGATTGGACTTTGCAGATAGAAGTATAAATCTATTCGTAAAAAAAGGAACCTCGAGAGGTAATCCAGTACCACCAAGTCTGCAACGAGATTATGATATATACGAAATAGGTTTAGCAGATGTAAGAGTAAATGCAAACGCAATAGAAATAACGCAAGAACACATAACAGATTTAAGACTAAACACAGAGTTGTGTGGGGTAGTAGCAAATCAATTGCAACATGTAGACACAACAACGATTTTTAATCAGTATGTGGCGTGGCTAAAAAGAATGATGAAAGAGGGAGAAGAAAGGCTGATTAATGCAGAAAAAGATTTTGAAAAAAATTTTAATACATGGTTTCAAAACGTGCAATATGTGCTAAGTGGCGATGTAGCAGGAAAATTACAGGTGCAAATAGATAATCTTCAAAAAATGTTAATGGAAGCAATATCTCCTATTTTGACAGAAGACGGAAGCTATCTTGTTACCGAGGATGAAGAATTAATAATTAGAGGAATGTAAAAGGAGGATTTTAAAAATGATAAAGAAAATAACAGACTTAGTAGAATCGCAAGAACTTAAAAAAGAAGATGTAATGCCATTCGTTGATTATGCAAATGGAGAAACAAAAAAAGTACAAATAGAAAATTTGTTAAAGGCTATTATTCCTAAAAATGCTGGTGCTCACAATTCGATTTATAGAGGGAAAGATATAACTAATCTATTCTACGATGGTACACTATCACAACAAATAGCAGCTCAAACATTTGATGATATCTTTATAGGTGATTATGTAGTAGGAAAGGTAAGTAAAAGAAAATATTTAGTTGCAGACATTAATTATAGATTACATTGCGGAGATAATCAGTGTACTACGCCTCATATTTTAATGATTTCAGAAAGAATTATAGGAATTGCAAAAATGAATGATACTGATGTGACGACAGGAGCTTATATTGGTAGCAAAATGTACACAGAATATTTAGCGCCATTTAAGACTGTAATACAAAATGATTTTGAGGCAAGTCATATAGTACAACATAGAAATTATTTTGCAAATGTAGTTGCAGACGGGTATGAAAGTGCAAGAGCATGGTTCGATTCTGACATAGAACTCATGAATGAACTCATGGTATATGGAGGAGAGATATATCATAACAAAATAGGCGGAACTAATTTTTCTAGTAGCACTACAACTGATAAATCTCAATTATCACTATTTAGATTAGATAAAAGCAAGATAGTTGCACGAAATGACAACGGAGGAAGGCAAACTTGGTGGCTAAGAGATGTCATTTCTACGTCTAACTTTGCTCGTGTCTCCAACGGCGGTACTGCCAAGTAGAATATAAAAGAGAAAAAGAAAGAAGGTAAAAAAATGAAGGAATTATGGAAAATTACGTTATCTGATGGAACACAGCTTGAAAATCTTAAATTAAATGGCAATAATTTTATATCAGAGACTAAAATAACAGAAGATGATTTTAAAGGAAAACTATCAAAGGTAACTTTTGAAGGAAAAATTGAAGAGGAGAATTTTAAAAAAGAATGCAACAACATGGAATTAGTTCAAATCACTCATTATGAAGACGGGTATTATTTTGTACTAAGAGAAATATCACAAGAGAAGCTAGACAAATTAAAAATGCAATCTGATATAGAATATTTAGCAATGATGTCTGATATTGATCTGGAGGAGGGGATGTAATTATGAGCAAAAATTATGAAAAAGTAAAAAAATATTATGATACAGGAGTTTGGAATAAAGCAAGAGTATATAATGCTGTTGATAAATGGATAACAAAGGAAGAATACAAGGCGATAACAGGAGAAGATTGCGACTAATTTTTTACAATTTTTTGTAAAAATATAAGCAAGGAGAAGGTTATGGAAGAGATAGTAGGGTTAATATTAAAATGGTTAGTGCCGTTTGCTTTAGGAACAATAGCAACTAATGCAATTGGAATAATTAAGAAAGATAGAAAAAAAGATAAAGCTATTGAAAATGCTGTACAAGCTTTACTTAGAAACGAATTAATTAGAAGATACAGAGAATACAAGACAAAAAATGAAATGACTATATTAGATAAAGAAAATATAGAGCATATGTTTGAAGAATATGAAAACTTAGGTGGAAATGGGACAGTAAAAGAACTAATGGATGAGCTTCTGGAGGTTCCAACTAAGGTGGTAAAGATTTAAAGGAGGGAATGTTATGAAAGAATTATTTAAAAAGTTAAAAACGAGTAAAAAGAGCATCGTATTATTAACAGTCACCTTTTTGGTAGCTGTTTTGTATGGATTTGGATTTTATGAAGCAAATCAAAATAAACCTACAGAAGAAATACTGCAAAATGCTGTAGAAGAGGTAAAAGAACAAATAAGTACTTATGAGATGTCAGAAGAAGAAGTAAGTAACTTAGCTTCTACAGAAATTAAAGAACAAACAGAAGAACAGGAAAAGGAAGTTTCTAAAGAACAAGAAGTAGAAAAAGAAAGTTTTGAATTGCAAGGCGAGATAGCTTATGAAGGTGACAGAGCTAGAACTTGGAACGTAGAACTAGGAGATTACAAAGGTCTTACCTATTACAGTCAGATTGATCGGAAGATGGTCTCGGAAAAATGTTCAGTAGCGTAGGAAACAGAAGCCAGACAATTGGGACAAGTGGTTGTGGTCCAACTTCGGCAGCAATGGTCGTAACAGCTACAAAAGGAACAATAACACCAGATAAGATGTCTGATTTGTTTGTGCAATATGGCTATCGTAGTAGCAATAATGGTACATATTGGTCAGCTTTCAGAGCTGTAGCTGATGAATTTAATATTGGTTATACAGAGACATCTGATATACAAAGGGCAATACAATTATTACAAAGTAATCATTATGTGATAGCAAGTTGTGGAAATGGACTATTTACAACCGGTGGACATTTTATCGTCTTAACTGGAATTAATGAAAATACAATAAGTGTGTATGACCCATACCTATATTCTGGAAAATTTGAAACATCTACAAGACGTGGAAAAGCAACAGTCAATGGAAATACTGTATATGTAACAGTAGATAATTTTAGAAATTATGCTAATTATCAAAAATTCTTTGCTTACAAACACGATGATAGTGTAGCAGTTAATAATACACAAACTGTTACAACTGCTAATTATACGAGATATGTTACGGCGAAAATAGGGCTTAATATAAGAAGAAGTCCAAACGGAACAATTATCGGTAGTTATCAATATGGAACAGCTGTAACTGTGTTAGAAACGTCAGGAAATTGGAGTAGGACCAATTTGGGCTGGGTAAGTTCTGACTATTTAGGAAGTTACACTGATACAGTATCTACACAAGTACAAACAACCAAAAATACAGCAGGAATTACAAAGAAATTAAGTAGAGCTAGTATCTTATATAGTAACAGCAATTTAACTGGAACACAGTACAATTACAGAGCAAATACGACGGTTACAATTCTACAAAATGTATCTACTAATGTGGATAAGGTTAGAGTGAATGCTACTGGTAGAATTGCTTATATTAATAATAGTAATTATACGAATGTTGTAATTAGTAAATCTAAAAGCACGACAACAGGACAATATAAGAGATTTAAAACAAAAACGACATTGTATAGTAATAGCAATCTAAGCGGAACTAGATATTCTTATTTACCACTTACGCAAGTTAAGATTGTAAGAAATGTTTCTTCTAATATAGACTATGTTTATGTAGTCAAAACTGGTAGATATGCATATGTAAATACTAATAGTTATAAATAAAAAAGGGCTAGATTAGATTATTTTCTAGTCTAGCTCAAAAAATAACACTCTATTGCTAGAGTGCTACTGCCCGTGAAAACGAGCCCCTTTTCTTCTGTTTGTATAATAACATATTAAATATAAGTTGTTAATTGTCTGTAAAATATTTTTGTTCAGCTTTTTCTCTAGCTTTTATTGCTTTTTCAAGGTCATCAAAATAGCCTAAATTATGCGTTTTTTTGTTTTTTTGTATTCTAACTCTATACTTACCGTTTACAATAGATATTCCTGTGTGTCCTGTTTTATTGTTTTTCATAGTACTGTTTTTGTATAATTCAATTAAAGATTTTTGTTGTCTTTTTCGTGACTGCTTGATTAAATAACCTTGTTTACAACCACAGCTTTTTACATTACCGTGCAAAACTTGAGTAAAGACTATTTCTTTTTCATTTTTACAATCACATTTAAAAAGTGCTAGTTTAGAATTGTTCTTATCTATTTTATTTAAATTTTTAATTAAAGTAAGATGATTAAATTTTTTTCCTATATAATCATCTATATTATATCCTCTCATATTAACCTCGTGTTATATGCTTTTTATTTCAGGTTTTATATAAAAATCACTTTTTTTACTTAGAATGCATTTTCAATCTTAGACCAACCTTGCCATGTTTTTACAATAAAGTCTCCTTTATGTATTTTTTCTCCTGTTTCAGCATCATATCCTTCAAATCGTGCAACAACTACTCCATTTGTCATTTTTTTATTATCAGAATTTTTATTGTTTGTTTTTTCTAATTTTAGAGTTTCTATTTTTTTAGTTAATTTTTCAATTGCTTCGTCAACCATTTCAACACTTTTTACAAAGCCTTTTACTAGTTCACCACGTAATATGCATCTTGCAGTTTCATTAGCGTATGTTTCTTTTAATTCATAATATTCATTTTCTAAAACTACTAATTTATTAATTTGTTCTTTATTTGCAAATTTCATAACGTTCTCCTTTTAGAGAGCCTTGCTTTTTGCTAAGGGCTTATCTCTTAACTTAAATATATTATATCATACTCGTACAAGTATGTCAATGCTTTTTTGAAATTTTTTTAATTTTTTTTCAAATATTTTTTTGCATTGTCTGTAATCCAACTAGCAACTGACTTTCCTTCCTTTTTTAATTTGTCTTTTAATTCATTTCCGAGTTCTTTGTTTATGTCTCCGAGTATTCTTGTATATTTCTGCTTAGACCATTGATATTCTTTTTTAGTATCTCTAGCCATTAAAATCACCTCTTTAATATTTCATAATTAGATTTTATTTCATTTCTTCTAAATAATCTAAATAAGCAGATATTGAAATGTAATCTTCTTCTAAATCTAAACCACTTTCTTTTGCTCCATCTTGCATAGCATCTAACAATTGCCATGAGTATTCCATTCCTAAATTTTTCATTCTATCAAATTCTTCATTTGTCATTATTTTTTCAAATTCTTCATTTTCTATTTCTAAAATTTCTTTTACTTTCATAACTTTCTCCTTTAGAGTGACTTGCTTTTGCTAAGGGCTTATCTCTTTTGTTGATATTATCATAACATACTCGTACAAGTATGTCAATACTTTTTTAAAATTTTTTTAATTTTCTTCAAGTTTTATTTGTATTACATTAGTATTAATGCTTTCTGCCGATTTTATTTTTTTAACATTTCCATTTTTATCTAGTAAATTTAATTCTTTAGCTTCCTTACTTCCAAAACTAATTATGTAAGAAGTAGCATAACCTTTCCCATTTTTTTTAGGAACTAATTTCATGAAAAACACCTCTCTTGATTTTTTTAATTATATAGTATATAATTTATACGCAAGAGAGGGGAACCCTCTCCGCATTAGTTTTTTGAAATAGTATTAGCTATTTCGATTATAGAGCGTTTATTTAAGTACTTGTCTATTAGTTTGTCGGCTAATTTAGTATTTAAGAACGCTCTTATTATTTTTGCTTTCATACTTTTACCTCCTTTCTGATTATTATTATACAATAGCGTACGCTAAATGTCAATACTTTTTTCAAAAATTTTTAAAAATCTCTGGACTTAGCTAAAATAAAGAGATATAGTAGCTTGCTTAAAAATAAAAATGGCTTAAAATGGATTTTGAAAGGCGTATTATAGTTAATATTTCAAAGAAAATTATGCATATTTACATAATATTAAAAATGTGTTATAATTGTAATATAAGTTTATTGTGCTTGTAATAAGTCTGTAACAAAATTAGTGTATAATATTTTTGTCGAAAAATGTCAAAAAATGCGACGGAAAAATATTGCAAAAAAATAAGTTCTAGTATAAAATGTTCTAAAATACAAAGAATATAAATATACTAGAGGTAGAAATGAAAGAAGCAATGTTAATAGGATATCATACAACACATATAGATAATCTTGAATCAATATTGAATAATGGTTTTTATTTTTCTAAACCAAATGTAGGGCATTGGTTAGGAAAAGGGGTATATTTTTTTGATGATATATATTATGCACAAGAATGGAAAATAATAGGGGTAGCAAAAAAATATAATTTAGATGAAGAAATAGGAATACAAAAAAGTTGTATACTAGTTGCTACTATCAACTGCGAGGAGTTTGAGAAGGTTGATTTTAGTACTCCAGAAGGTTATGAAATTTTTAAAACACTTTTAGAATTAGTAAAAGAAAATTACAGCAAAAAAGAATACGAAGAAATATTAAATAAAGGAACTTGTTATATTATAAAAATATTAGAAAATTTGGAAATAGTAAAAAAAGAAAAAAGCCTATCTTTATTTGATATAGTATGTGCTGATTTTTATTCAAATCTTAATGGCAAGAAAAAATTAGCAAGTAATGAAAGTGATTTTTTGACAGTTACACAAAAACAAATATGTGTAAAAAATATAAATGCTATTCAAGATGTCTACAAATTAAAAGAAACTAGCGAACATAAAGAAAAATTAGAAATGGTAAAAATAAATAGGAGGAACAAAAAATGACTAATAATCCTAAAATAATAGAAAGAATAAAAAAACAGATTAAAAATACTACTAAAGAGCAATTACAAAAAGCAATAAGATTGACTGATGAAGAATACAATGAATATAATGGGAAAAATAAGGAAATACAACTAGAAAATAATAATATATGTTGTATAGAAGAAAAATATACAATTTTCAATGTACATAAAAAGAAGACAAGCCATGTGTTAAATATATTTAGAAAAAATAAAATAAAAAAGGAAATAAAAGAGTTGGAGGCAGCGTAAAATGGAAAAATATGAAAGTAGTTTAAAATTCGAGAAATATAGCATAAATGAAGTACATTTTATTAAAAATGAAAATTTTCATTTAGCAGACAAAAAAATAGATTTGGATTTACAAATAAAAAGAAATACAGAAATTAACGGAAATAAGATGAAAATAACTTTAGATACAATATTGTTTAATGATTCAAAAGAAAATGACTATCCATTTAAGATGAAAGTAAGTATAACTGGATATTTTTATGTTGAAGGAGAAGAACCAAAGTTATTAGAAAGAAATGCTATTGCAATTTTATATCCTTATATTCGTTCATTAGTATCTACATACACGTCAAACTCAAATACAATCACTCTTGTGTTACCAATAATAAATATTAATAAGTTAATAGAAGACCAAGAAAAAGAGAATTAGCAGTGAAGTGAACCCCAATTATTAGATAAAAAAGTTTAATAAGGAGGGTTCTTTTCTTTTTCTTTTCGACAAATTTCAACACCTTTATTTTACATAATATGATATCATTGAATAGAGGGGGTTGATAAGATGAAAGAAGCATACTTAAAAGCTCTAAAGACAATTAAACAGTTAAATGTTAGAACGGAAACAGAGTACAGAGAGCTATTACACAGTTATTTAATACTAAACATAGAAAGCTTAAAGTACATAACACAAAAGAAAAAATTTAAAGACATAATAAAATTAGCAGAGGAAGTCGAATAAGGCTTCTTCTTTTTGCATATTTTCTAACTGTTAGTACATACTAAAATCGGTGATTATATGATAAACTATTATAAAAGAAGCGAGAAAGCATTTAAAGAATATGTAAAGAAAAATCCGAACTGTAGTAAAGACGAATGGGACAAATATGCACAAGAGAATTGTTTGTTTAGTGCATTTACGCTAGAAGCACATATGAACGCAAAAAATTTTGAAGAATTAAAAAGAAAGATATAAATAGTTTCGTATAAGAAAATGATGCTTTTCCACCATAGTGGACGAAATGTATGTTATAAAAAATATTGAACATACTAAAGATAAAGGTGGAAAAGTATGAGAATAGAGATTTTGCTAAAACAAATCAGAGAAGAAAAACGGAATAAGCTTGCGTAAACTTTCTAAAGCTACAGGAATTTCAACGTCGCATTTAAATTACATCGAGAAAAACGAAAAAGAACCGTCTTTATCGATGGCAGTAAGAATTGCACAGGCACTAGATATAAAAGTAGAGGAATTATATAAAGTAATACCATAGCACAATTTTAGTGCTGTTTTTTATTTCATAAATGAAAAATGCCGTTTCGTAAAATTTCCACCATAGTGGACAAGGTTTGATATATTCTCCATTCAGAAGCTTCTAAAATAAAATATAGAAGGAGAATGGATTGTATGAAAGATGTAGTATTAAATGAAGCTAAAAGGTTAAGTGATAAATACAATAAAAAAGAGAAGGTTATAAAAGTTATGCTTGAAAAAAGTATTTTCTTAGGTTATAATATTAACACAAGTGTAGAGTTAATTGAAGAGTATTTAAATAGTAAGAACTTATAATTTGTTACCCTTTTGTTACCTACCGATTAGTTTTCATCAAATTTGACTAAGTTTTTGTAAATTGGCAAAAGCTTAGAGACATAAGGAAAATCTAGCAAAATAAGCGAATATAAAATTTAACTTAATTGTTACTGATGATTATTCCGATTATTATGGAAGTGTAATAAAACGTAGTAATACCAAGCATTTAATAGCTTGGTATTATTTGTTTGTTACCCACTTGTTACCCACTTATTAGATTAGAATAGGTGTCTACTACTGATTTGATGCTAAAACATATAATTTTTTCTGTTCTTTATAAGTAACCATTTTTATTGCTTCTAATTTTTCTTCTATTGAGATATGAGTGTAAATATCGTCTCCTACATCTTCATTGCTGTGTCCTATAATAGAGTTTATTATAACATCTTTTATATTTAGTCTTTTTAATTCTGTACGAAGAGTATGTCTAGCATCGTGAGCAGTATGTTTCGATACCACAGGATGTAATTTTTCAAAATTATTTTGAAAATGATATAGGTAATATCCATAATCGACTCTGTTGCCGTTAGGTTGCATAAATAGAAATTCGTTATTTTTGTTGTAATATTTTTCAAATAAATGCTTAACATCAGGATGAATAGGTATTTCTCTGTTTATACCTGCTTCTGTTTTTAACCCTCCTATAAAGTAATTGTCATCAAAAAAAATATTTTCTGTATATAAAGAAAGTAACTCATCGGCACGACAACCAGAGTATAGAAGCATTAGCCAAAAGTCTCGTATAAATTTTTCTCTTTCTTGTTTTTTCTGCTTTTGCAATCCATCACTTTTTGCATTAAAATTCCATAAATAATTGATTTGATCATAAGTAAATAATTTTTCTTTTTCTATTTTTTTGTCTTTAGCTTTTTTAATTTCTTTTCGATTGCTTTTTACTGCGGTAACAAACTGAGCATATCCTTTTTGAATTATATCTTCAGCTAGTGCAAATTTATCAAGATTTACATATAGATTAGCCATTAGTCTTTGTGCTTCTGCTCCCTTTTTACTTTCTTTTAAGCATTTGTTGAAGTCAGATGCTCTTAAATCTTTATAGACTCTATCATAAAGTGATTCTGAATTATGAAATGCACTTGTTAAACTATGACAATAATGACGCCCAAAAGGTTTGTTTTTTGGTCTTATATGGTATTTTTTTTCTAATTGTATTTCTCATTTTAAAAAAAGGCTATATTTTGGGGTCAACAGTTGACTGGTCATCTCAACACATTGCTTTTCCCGAATATTTTCGCACTCTTTTTTTAGAAACCAAAGATCTATTTCCTGATTTTTCATTTAATCTCGGTGCAGGGCAAAACATTTATAATTTTGCTTATTATGGATTACTAAGTCCAATCATCTTGATATCTTATCTTTTTCCCAAGATAAATATGGTTACTTACATTATAGTTTCCAGTTGTTTTTTTATTTTACTTAGTGCTCTTTTATTTTACAAATTATTACGTAATCATTGTTATAATTCATACTTATCATTAATAGTTAGCATTATATTTATGTGTGCCTCTCCTTTGATTTTTCACATGCACCGTCATATCATGTTTGTAAATTACATGCCATTTCTTATTTTAGGATTTTTCGGAGTTGATAAATATTTTGAAAAAGACAAATCATGGTTGCTAATAATTAGCATTTTTCTGATGATTATGACTAGTTACTATTACTCAGTAGTCGGAATTATAGTTTTAACTATCTATGGAGTATATACATATATAAAAAAGACTCCTCAAATAAATATAAAAGGTTTTTTTCTAGATGGATCTAAATTTGCTTTTCGTATCATCATCGGTATCCTTTTGGCAAGCATTTTAATCGTTCCAACATTTTTAGTAATTTTAAACGGTCGAGAAGCTACAACTGTATCAATTTCTCTAAAAGAAGTAATAACTCCAGGTATTAACTTAGATTATATATTATATAAATATTATGGAATAGGGTTAGGTGCTATCACAATATTTGCTCTTATAAATAGTTTAACTAAAAAAAGAGAAAATCGTTTTCTCGGTATCACTTTAATATTAGTTATATTATTTCCATTTATTAATTATTTATTTAATGCTACGATGTATATCGATGCTAAATCTTTAATCCCATTTCTTCCTTTATATGTTTTATTAATAGCCTCATTTTTAAAAGATATTTATGAAGATAATACTAAATTAAAATGGATTATTCCAATATCAATCATAATTCTTATCTTAGGAAAAAATACTTTAGGATCATTAGATAAAGCGCTATATATAGATATCATTATCGTTTTAGGTGGTCTATTTCTTTATAGAATCACACATTTAAAATGCTTATTAGGAATTAGTCTTGTTGTAATTAGTTGTTGTATCACCATATTATCTAGCCGTTTTGACAGCTTAGTGGAACGAGACTTATTATATGGCAAAGATTATCATAATCAAAAAAATATTATTGAAGATATTACTAATAATGATTTTGGTCTATATCGTATTTCTAACCAAATAACTCCACTTGAAAATACTAATCGGATATATAACAATATAAATTACTACAAAAATACATTATATTCATCCACATATAACAAGATTTATAACAAATTTTATTATGACATAATGAATAATCCTATTCAAAGTCGTAATCGAGTTATCACAAGTAGTGCCAAAAATTATCCATTTTTACTCTTAATGGGAAACAAATATTTAGTTACAGATAAAAATCCGTATCTAGGTTATACGTTATATAAAACGACTGACAACATCAATGTATATAAAAATGATTCCGTTTTGCCTCTTGCATATGCAAGAAGTGATACTATGAGCGAAGCACAGTTCACCGAGCTAGGTTATCCTTATAATCAAGAAGCTATTTTAAAAAATATAATAATTAATAAGGATGATTCAAAAGATTTTTCTCCGAGCATTCTCAAAAAAGACCTTGAATTAGACTTAAAACCCCTTAAAGAATTAAATATTGAAACCAAAAATGATATAACCACTATCAATATTGAAAAAGATCAAAAAATAAAATTGAAACTAAAAGAGAAACTTCATAATAAACTATTATATATTCACTTTGATCTTTTAGAAGATAATCCTTGCAGCATTGGTGACTCAATTATCCGAATCAATGGTATAACTAACAAACTGACTTGTAATCCATGGAAATATCACAACAAGAATTTCACTTTTGATTACGTTTTAAGTGAAGAAAATATTCGCCAACTTACAGTATTTTTCAGCAAAGGAATTTATAAAATAAAGAATGTTGAATACTATATTTTGGATTATGAAGATATTAAAAATATCCGAGAAGATATTGATGAATTTCTAATAGATAAAGAAAAAACTAAGGGAGATAATATTGAGGGAAATATCTCCGTTAAAAAAGATGGGTATTTTACGATGAGTATCCCATATGATCAAGGATTCACAGCCACTGTTGATGGAGAAAAAATACCAGTAGAAAAAGTAAATATGGGCATGATTGGCTTTCCAATAAAAAAAGGAAACCATCATATTAAAATAGAATATAAAGCACCAGGTAAGAAAATTGGCTTAATTTTATCTACAATGGGAATATTATTAACACTTGGAGCTATTGTATATGAAGAAAGAAGAGGGAAGAAAAATGATTGAAGAATTAAAAAATAAGAAAGGTTTTATCGCGGCTTTAGACCAAAGTGGGGGAAGTAGCAAAAAAACGTTATCTAACTATGGAATCGAAAATGTTCAAAATGATGAAGAAATGTTCCAAAAAATCCATGAAATGCGATCAAGAATAATTAGAAACGAAGCTTTTACATCATCACATATTTTAGGTGTAATTTTATTTAAGCATACGATGGATAATCCAATCGATGGTAAAAACACGGTACTTTATTTAAAAGAAAAAAACATTCCAGCCTTTTTGAAAATAGATGTTGGCTTAGCAAAAAAAGAAGATGGGGTAGAACTTCTAAAAGAAATTCCTAATTTAGAAACCCTTTTAGAAGAAGCTAAAAAAAATGGTATCATCGGAACCAAGATGCGTTCTGTAATTCATGAATACAATGAATTTGGTATCAAACAAGTAATCGAACAACAATTCACATTAGCCAAAACGATTATCAAAAAAGGTTTGATCCCTATCATTGAACCGGAGGTCGATATTAACTCTACAAGTAAAATGCTTATTGAAACATTTATGAAATCTGTTATTAGAAATGAACTAAATAAAATGGCTCCAGAAGATTATGTTATTTTTAAATTTACATTGCCAGAAAGAGAAAATTTCTATGATGATTTATTAAAGTTTAAGAATGTTTTAAGAATTGTTGCTTTATCTGGTGGCTATTCTAAAGATGTTGCTTGTGAAAAGTTAAAACAAAATAAGAAAATGACAGCTAGTTTTTCGAGAGCCTTTTTGGAAGGTCTAAACGTCAGTCAAACTGAAGAAGAATTTACAGAAAACTTAAAAAATAACATTGATGAAATATATAGTGCTTCTGTCAATAAAATTTAAGAAAATCAACAAATAGATTTTCTTTTTTTCATCCCTTCAAAGTGTCAAGTTATGACAATTTACATCAAAATTAAGAAAAATCTTCCAAAAAGTATAGAAGTTTTTTTTTTTTTTTTTTAAAATTGGCATAGT